CGACTCAATCTTGAATTAAAATCTAAGAAAATGAAGAGAAGAAAACAAAATGCAAAGGGAGTATTAAAAAAATGAACGTGAATGAAGATGAGATTGAAATAAGAATAAAGAATAATAAATGTCCTAAGTGCTTATCTCAATTACAATCAGAAAAAAAATTAAACATACGTCAATGCTGGGTATGTGGAATAATTATTAGTAACATGAATATGGAAAGTAAAAAGGAGAGGACAATAGCAAATGACAAGTAAAGAAAAAAGAAAGGGAACTTACCACGAGAATTGGTGGGTAGAACTGTTTAAGTTATGGGGTTGGGAAGCAAGAAAACAACCACTATCAGGTATCTTAAAAGATTTCCCTCATGATATAGAGGTACAAACAAAAGGAGTTCGTTTAATTTGTGAATCAAAATATAGAGCAAAAGGTTTTGCATTAATATCAAAGATACTTCGTGACCCAGTGGTAAACTTATTATTACTTAAAGATAAAAGTGGAGGTGCGTTTGTTTGCTTTAATGTTAAGAATGAAGGTGCTTTAAAAGCTATAGGAATTGATACAAATAAATTAAAAAAACTTACAACATTACATACTCCTCCAAAATAAATAAAAGAAGTAACCTTGTTGGGAGTGAATAACAAGGTTACTTCAAGTTGTCCTGAGGAGGAACAAATAAATAATAGCTTAAAAGAATTTAAGTTCAAGGATTTATAGGTAAATAAATACCTATTTAAATGCAGACATAAATATAAAGTAATCGGATTAAGGGTACTGTTAATCCGATAAGCTTTTATGAGAGGGGAAAATGGATAAGATACAACCTATCGCAATAAAAAAAACAAAAAATAATTTACCTACTATTATACATAATAATAAATGGTCTATAAAATTATCTAAAAAAAATCCTGTAACTACAGACCAGGAAATATTTTCCCATATTGAAAAGCTATTAGATAAAAAAATAACTAAAGATATAAAACCTATTTACAATGGACCTCATGGCTATGACTTCATAGACAATGGGTACATTATAACAAGTAATGATAAAGAAAAATTAAAAAAATCTTATGAACTATCCTTATATTCTATGTCACCATTACCATTAGATATATTAGAAAAATCTTTAGAGGTTATGTACTCAACACAAATACAAACAGGAGGTGGAAAAATAACACCCAATAATAAAGCAAAACAAATGGCTGTACTTTTAAATAATGAAAACATACCAGCAGACATAGCTAATTTTTCCATACAACACATAGCAAAACATAGTAAATGGTGGGCAACCTTTGCAGAGTTATGGGAATTAATAGGATGTCGCATAGAAAAAAGGAGGAAGCTAGTAAAAGCATTAGAAAATAAATTAAATAGCTTGTGATTACAAGTGAAATAATATAAAATTAATTATAATTCTGAGGAGAATATTATGAAAAGAAATAGACAAGGTGCTATAGGTGGTTCAGATGTTGCACGCATCATAGATGGTGATTGGTACACACTTTACCTAGAGAAGATTGGTGATAAAGAACCTGATGATTTAACAGATGTATTAGCAGTACAGCTTGGCGTACATACAGAATCATTTAATTTAAACTGGTTTCAAAAACATTGTACTGAATTAAAAAATAAAAAAATTAGAAGAGAACCATCTGCTCTATGTACCATTGATGGTGCTTATGATTTAGTTCCTTTCTTATGTCATCTTGACGGAGTAACAGAAAGTAATTGTACTATAATAGAATGTAAACATACACATCAAATGAACAAGATGAGTAATGTAATAGAAAGATATATGCCACAAATACAAACGTATATGTATTGTTCTGGTATAAAAGATACTTATCTATCTGTTATATTTGGCAACCACAGATATGAATACATAAAAGTAAAATACAATAAGGAATACTTTGACAAAGTTATGGTTCATGTCAAAGAGTTTTGGAACTGTGTCCTTAATAAAGATGCACCTGTTCATCCCAATGTACACAAACCATCAACAGATAGTATTCATATAGATGATAGAGTTGTGCGTGACATGAACAATGATAATTATTTTATTAACAATGCACATGATTATGTAAATACTTTACATGAAGCAAAGATAAATGCATCAGCAAAAAAGATTCTGTTAGATAACGTAACAGATACAGACAGAGAATTAAAATGCGACCTTCTCTCTGTTAATATATCTAAGACAGGTCGCAGAAGTATATCAATAACTAAGGAGTAAAGATATGGGATATAATAAAGAAGGTATAGGATACCAACAAACAGACACAAGCAGACAAGGTGCTGAGTTTAACAAGCAAGGAAAGTTATCAATTAGAAACCAAGTCAAAGAATTATTTACTAACAAAGTAATGTTGACAGTAGAAGAAATTAGTAAGGCTTTGTCTAAGCCAGAAATATCTGTCCAACCAAGAATAACAGAACTAAAGAACGATGGTTACTTACAAGACAGTGGTTTAAGACGCATGGGAAAATGGGGAACAAACATAATTGTTTGGCAAATAGTAAATAACACAGGAGAATAAAAATGGCTACTAAAGTATCTAATGAATTAACTAAATTATTAAAAGCAGTTAATGAAACACCAGCATCAGCATTGTGGGATTGCCATGGAACATGGGTAATAAAACATAAAGCATTAGAAAAAGTAGGTGCTTACATGGGTCTATCATTTGATATGCCTACCATTATAGAAACAGATATTAAAAATAAAAGTGTTAGTGTCTGTGTTCAAGGTCATCGAAACTTAAATGTTGTTGATAAAGATAAACAAAATAAAATTGTGCGTATAAGTGCTTGGTCATTTGGTGAGTCAGCACCTTACAATACTACAAATAAATATCCGTTTGCTATGGCTGAGAAGCGTGCTGTTGATAGAGTTATATTAAAACTTATTGGTATGCATGGTGATTTATATTCTGAAGTTGAAGCAGATGCATTTCAAGAGAAAACAAATAGAGGAGATTAAACAAATGGAATATGATAACAACAATCGTGGAGCAGTATTCCCACCTAGAGATATACAAAAGTTTATACTTCAAGGTAGTGGTGAGATAAATAACAAACCTATTAAAGTAGTAATGATTTCTGATGAATCTAAATCAGGTAAAAAATATATAGAAGTCTATGAAAAAATAGGAGTTATGTTTACTAATACTTATAAAGAACCTGAAGATAACAAGCCACATTATACAGGTGAGTTAGAAAAATATAATAAAAAAATTGCTGGTTGGAAACAAAATAAAGATTTGTATAATTATATATCTTTTAGAATTACTGACCCATTAGAAAAAGAAACAACCATTATTAATCCATTAGAAAAAGAAACAACTAGTACAATTATATCTAATGACGGACCTACTGATTTCAATTATGGTAGTAATGTAGAGGAAGGAGAATCAAAAGGTGGTTGGTAAATTAACAGAAGAAGATGTAAACAAAAATAAAAATAAACCTATGACAGTAACTATTCAAGGTGATTCATCTATAGTAGTACGTCAAGTTCAGGATTCTATACATGAACAAACTAAAATGAAAGTAAGTTTACAGCAAACTATTAACTATATAATAGCAAATTATAAAAACAATAATGTTTTTTAAATGAGGGAGTGCATTATGAGAAAAGATATTACAGAGAAAAAATTTTTACCTTGGGATAAATCAGATTGGTCAAAATATTATGGTCAACGTAAAAGAATAAAGTCAAATTCTTTTGCCAATGATGACCCAATGGCAGAGAATTTTGACAAACATGGTACAGTATTTAAAACATATGGGACACTTGAAGTATCTGATTTGGTATGGTCAACTACTAATAAAAAAACAGCTAGGGAAAGAAAACCTACTCATCAGTTTAGAAAAAAATACCACAATGATTAAAAAAAAACATCTACTATTTCACTATCACCATTTATTTAAATACTATTATTCTGATAGTAATATTGTATATCTACTAGGAGAAGTAACTAATGAAAAAAAACACCAAAGAAAAAAAGCTGTTAAATATTTCAAAGAAGTATTTAAAAACAAAACCAAAAAAGACACCTAAATATTTAAGTGGTACTATAACAGCCTTGAATAATAACAGTTCTACATATGTAGATTCTAAAACAGATAGGTTCTTTGCTTGGATGAACAAGGAGATAAACAAACTAACAGGCAAAAGGGTTTGATATAAGAAGCGTGAGAGGGGTGTAATGGTACTGCTTAGTATGGTTGCACCCCTTATTTATTTAATAATAAGTCTCGTAACGCAGGTCCACGACTTTTAATTTGCCCCCACCAACGACTATTTTCCATTTCAAATGAAGCAGATTCAAAATCTTTTCTTTCTATTGCTTTCCAAAACTTTACAAACTTACTAAATCTTGGGTAGCCCATATTAAATTGCATAGACAATACTACAATCTGTACATGATCTGGTAGTTCTCTCCAGAATGGTTTGTTCTTATCAAGTTCTATTGTATGCTTTTCTAAGTCACGCTTTAAAATAAAGTCTGCTGTTTCAGCATCTATTCCTTCAGCTAAGTTATGACCATAGCCTATTGTCCAAACATCTCTTGTATCTTTATACATTGTTAAAGAGCAACCCTCATGTTTTTTTATAATTTCAATTAAATTCATCATGTGGATAATCTCCTTTAGGTGTATCAAAAGTGTATGTGTATTTATTATTGTCATCTATATCTGTACACATAATATAGTTTTTATGTAGAGGACATTTATCCATCCAATCCCAAAACTCTTCTGGCATAAAATGTTTCATACTACGAATTTCTTGTATAGTTTTTATAGTTGGAAATCTTTTTTGAAATTCTGTTTTCATACTACTTTCCTTTATTCCTCGCTGAAATATTTTTTGCTTTTGATTTTGCATCTGATTTACTTGATGCCCCCCATGCTGGAGTCTTCATTTCTTTATTCCTTTCAATCCTCTGATACCAAACGATGCACCTATACTAGCATACATAGCCCATTGAAACCATTGAGGTGTCTTATCTAATGCTTCAAAACCTTGAGAAACTATTGGTTGTAAAGGTGGAATAAATGACATGGCTATAATAACAATAAATAAAATAGTCCAAGCTTCATCTTTCCAGCTATTATCAGATGATTGAGCCATAATCTTTTCCCAGCCAGCTTCATGAGTAGCCATAGTTTCCATAACTTTAGCTTCGGCTCTGACTTTAGCTAGAGTAGCTTCACCTTGTGCCTTTGTTTTAGCTACTTTAGATTCCATCCAAGTGCTAGCAAGATTAGCAATAGGAGATATGAGAGAAGATAAAATCATTTACTTTTTTTTCTTAGGTAAGCAATAAACTTTAACAAATATCTTATCACCAGCCACTCTTTGGTGCGTGTTTTGGTTACTAATTTTTTGTGCATATTCAAGACACGTATCCAAATCATTGAAGTAGACATCATCTTTAACCTCTGTTCCAATTAAAAAAATATATAATACCCATATCAACCAGACCTTCCCATAAACAAACCAAGAGCAACTGCTTGGGCTGAAGTAATTACTGAAACCATACCTGATTGTTGCATAGATGGTTGATCTAATCCCATATACCAAAAAACTGTAGTGTATGTTAGATACATATAAAGTAAAATAAGTAAGCGTGGTATTATTTTAAAACTATCTATAGCATGAGTCCATTTTTCTACGATTTGAGGATTGGGATTCATTGTGAAACTCCTATTCTACGTTGATAAATTAAATACGATAACCAAACAACTCCTATACCTATGACTGTAGCACCAACAATAATAGAACCTACTTGCAAAATATTTCTTCTTAATTCTTCCTGGGCGTATAAAGTTTCTTGACGTTGTTTTCTAATTTTCGTTTGCATTTTAAGCAAATCTGACCATGCGTTAGGACCATGAGTCATATTAATCCATGATCTTAACTCATCTTCCATACTTTCAGCCTTCTTCTTTGCTGCAAAGGCATCCATTGCTTCCTGTTCAACAGAAGAACCTGCAAATAGTTTTTTAAAAATCGGTGGATTGTTTGCCATAGTGACTGAATGATTAACGTCTGAACACGCACCCATCCAGCGCCCAATATCAGAGTACATCGACTCAACGTCTTTCCCAGCTTGGAAACCTTTTTTTATTAAATTGAAAGCTGTGGTGGCTGCTGCTATTGCTGTTAATGGGTCCAAAAAAAACTCCTTATTTTAACATAAGCCCTAGTAATAATACAATCGTAGTACCAGAAAACCCAATCATCACAGCTTCAATACGTTTAATTCTTACGATGGTTTCTTTCCATCGTTCAGCACACACAGCTTCATGAGTATCTATCTGATATTTAACTTGTGATGCTGTAGGCTTTGCCATTGTTTATGCATCCTCTAATGCTTTTACTTTAGTCTCTAATGTTTCAATTCGTGTCATTGCTTCTTGTAGTGCTTTAATAGCTTTCATATAAAGAATAGAATATTTCACACTTTTAACTGTAGTTTTTTGTTCTTTAATATCACCAACTACTTTTATACCATTTTTAACATCTGCATCGTCAGATGTGTAAAGTGTTCCAAATTCACTAGAAGACAATATATCGCCTTTACTTGGTGGATTTTCTTTGACTAGATAAGGTGAAACAGTTTCTAACTCTTGTGCTACAACACCTATTTGCGACTTTGCTTTATCACCATAGTCACGAACATCATCTTTCTTTTTATAGTTTCTAATTTTTATAGATTTTATATCATCCCATTGAGATTTAGCATCTGTAATATCTTGTTTTATTCTTTCGTCAGAAATAGAACTAAAAGTATTATCGTGGTTTAGACAATCTCCATCCCCAAGAACTTTAAATCTTTCTGCTGTATTTTGACCTATGATAAAAGTAGAGCTAGTGTTGTCAGTATCTCCAGCAGCATGGTCAATAATTAAACCATGTTGTGCTGTACCAGCATTAGTATTTTTCATCATCACAATAAAGTCATTACCTTGACCAGAATTTAACTCGTGAAATTGCTGTCCATCAACATTAGCATAGTTGTCCGTGCTTCCATGAAATGCAAAAGCATTAGATACTTTTAAAAATCCATCAGTTTTTATTATATCATTTGTATCAAAAGTTGTTAATGACCCGCTTACAACTAAAGCACCATTGAAATCTACATTTCCAGCTACAGCTAATGTGGTAGCCATATCGACAGCACCATCAATATCCACAACATCAAGGTTAGCAGTACCATCAACATCTATGTCACCAGATATATCTAATTCTGTTGCTATAACTTTACGATTAAATGTTGCATCTCCAGCTTCACCACCATCAAGAGTAAGCATTGTAATATCAGCAGTAGCATCTGTTCCTTTGAAAATAATATCTGTGTTATTGCCTTGTGCATCTACAGTTATATTTCCAGAAGATGTAGAAACAGTAACGGCTGAATCACCAACTGTTAAATCATCACAAGCCAATCCACTTATTGTCGCTGAACCCCATACCAAATCACTGCCATCAGATTTTAAATACTGACCATTTGTACCAACAGTAAATGCTGAAGGATCACCACTAGCATCACCAGTAATCAGTTTACCTCTAGCCAACCCAGCCATCTTAGCAAGTGTCACAGCATTATCAGAAACATGGGCTGTGTCGATAGAGCCATCAACGTATTGGTCAGAGTCAACCGAGTTCGCACTCAAATGAACTAAGTCGATAGAACCATCCACATACTGGTCACTGTCTATGGAGTTCGCTGACATATGGGCTAAATCTATAGAGCCATCTACATATGAAGCACTATCTATAGAGTTCGCTGACATATGCTCGGCATCAACAGAACCAGCAACAATATGCTCACTATCAATTTGGTCATCAGCAATTTTTGCCGATGTAATTTGGTCTGCTCCGATATGAATTGTATCAATACTTCCATCTACATAATTATCACTATCCACACTATTTGCAGCAAGGTGTTCATTATCAATACTAGCAGCAGCATAATGTTCGCTGTTTAATACATTATCACCTATCTTTGCAGCAGTGACACAATCTGCTCCTAAAGCTGTAGCATCAACAGAACCAGCTGCAAGATGAGCAGATGTAACACTATCATCAATAATAGCGTCCGTATTAACTGAGTTTGCGTTTAAGTGTTCTGCATCAATACTATCAGCAGCTATATGTTCACTATTAATAACATCATCACCAATTTTGGCTGCCGTGACTGAATCTGCACCTAAAGCTGTGGTATCTACACTTCCAGCAGCATAGTGTTCTGCATCTATTGAATCAGCAGCATAATGTTGACTATCTATTGCGTCATTAGCAATAGCAGTACCATCTACTGAACCAGCAGCGTAGTGTGCTGTGTCTATTGAGCCATCCACATATTGAGTAGAGTCAATAGAATTAGCTGCCATCTTAGCTAATGTTACATTAGCATTTAAAATCTTTGCCGTTGTTATGGCATCATCAGCAACATCTGATGCGACCACAGTTCCAGCAGCAATCTTTGCTCCAGTAATTGATCCGTCTGATAAATGAACTGTATCAATACTTCCATCCACATATTGGTCTGAGTCAATACTATTAGCTGACATATGGGCTAAATCAACTGAACCACTTGCTAACTGAGAACTGTCTATGGCATCATCTGCCATCAAAGCATTTGTAATTTGGTCATTAGCAATGTGTGCTGTATCAATACTTCCATCTACATACTGGTCAGAATCTACAGAGTTTGCAGACATATGAATTAAGTCAATCGAGCCATCTACATATTGGTCACTGTCTACACTATTCGCACTCATATGAATTAGGTCGATTGAGCCATCAACATACTGGCTAGAATCAATACTATTTGCTGACATATGAGCTAAATCAATCGAACCATCTGTATAATGTTCTGAGTCTATAGCATTGTCAGCTATCTTTGCTCCAGTAATTGAGTCAGAAGAAATGTAAGTAGATGCAATAGCTGTTCCTTGCCAAGTACCAGTTCCTATAGTACCAACTGTTGTAATTGAGGAATTGCCAGCAACAGCAGAAAAATAAGTTTTGAGAGTATCCATCCCAACTTTCTTAACAGTTCCACCATCCGAATAAAGCAGTTCATCAGCATCAGCTAAACCAGAAGTAATTTCTGTTTGACCAGATATTACATTGTTATTTATATGCTCACTCTCAACAGCATCATCGGCAATTAAAGCCTCTGTTATGGCATCGCCAGCAAGCATAGCAGTTGCAATAACTCCAGAGCCAATAACAAAATCTAATGTATTATCACCATCTTCATAAGTAACAGTAATACCAGTTTCAGTATTAGAACTAACCATTGCACCGACTGTATCGGCAATCGTTTCAGCTAATGTAACCCCACCTATGGTTATCGCATCAGCTTCTAATGTACCATCAATATCTGCATCACCTGATACATCCAATGAACCAGCATCAAGTTCACCAGATAAAGTTATATTCCTAAAAGTGCCAATATCTTTGTTTGCATCAACAAGAACATACTTGCTGGCTAAAACAGTACCAGCAGTTAATCCATCTAACGCAACTGTATTCTCATTGGTAAGATACACATACATTTCTGGTACACCAGTAGAAGAATTAAATCCTAATATCTTTCCAATCCTTGATGCTTTTAATGGCAATGTCATTGCAACAGCAGAATCTTCATCATCTAATCTTAAAGCACGATTAAAGTCATCTTCAAGTTCTTGCTGAATAGCTGTAATAGTATCAAGTTCTGTATTAAGAGAATCAACTTGAAAAGAACCACTTGCTGGGAAGTCAGTTGTTCTCTGGATTGTTATATCACGAATAATTGTAACAGTAACATCATCTACTGCTGACCCAAAAGTAACTGTACCACCATGATTTGATGCTGTATCATTACCTTCACCAGTAACAGTATAATGCGTTGTCAGTTCTTTAAGAGTAGAATCTACATAAACTTTAATATCCGAATCTTGGAAAAAATTAAAGTCAAATGCAAACGCAGTAGTAGGACTTGTAACAGTAAACTGTATTCTCGGTGTTTCAGAATCTACATATATTGACATAATAACTCCTTATAAACATATTTTTAATAATTACGCAAGAATCTTCTCATTTCTCTTATGTCATCTCTTAAAAACATATTGAATTGTAAGGGATATGGAAGTTGTGCTAATCCATGTGGAATACTATCTGTTGCCATAGTAACTAAACTTCTACCAACATCACCAACATAACCATAACCAGCACCAAATGGTTCCATAATTGCATCATAAATATCTGGGTCATATAAAGCTAAAGAATTTTCCATATCTTTACCACCAAATCCTTTATACATATGTAAATTCATATACAAAATATCTGTGTACATTCCTGTAACTCCAGATAAGTGAACAGCTTTTGCCATTCTTTGAGCATATGTCATGCTATCCCATCTATAATCAGGTACTCGCCAACTTGCTATCATGTATCCTAAACCTATCATTATAGATGCACCAAATAATCTATTACTTAAAGGTCTGTTAGGATCAAATCCAGCCTATAGTATTTTTTGATTCGCAGCTAATCCATAATTCCAAAACATAAAAGGTAATCCCATCATGCCACTTTGCAACCTAACATATTTAGCTGTACCAGATGATATACTTTCATCAATTTCAAATAAAGATTCGCCTTTTCTATTTTTAAATTTACTCATCCAAGGCTTATAAGGAACAAATACAACACCATCTACCATTTGAAACTTATCTGATGCTGATGCTGTTAAACTTCCTGTGTTTATGTAAGTTTGATGCGTAGCTAAGAATATTGTTTTAGCTTCTGAATTTTCCCATTTATCAATATTTGGTAAATATGCACCATTTGAATCTATTTCTATTGCTTTGTTTTCTCGTTGAATTAAATTAGCTTCGTATTCACCAATACCATGTCG